GTCAAATCTTTGAAGAAATCGGATGTAGGTACTTCTTTGAATTTAAATTTCTGTGTGCTCATAAGGAAACTGGTTTGAAGAGTTCAAATATACCCTTTAATGATGTTGGAAAAAAATTAAAAAGGAATTTTTTTTAAATAACATTTGAACCGGGCCTAAATGGCATATCATTGGCAATTCGAAGTGGTCCAGATAAAGATTTATAAATTCCTGCAAGAAGTCCTTTGATTTCTTTAATGTCTTTAGAACTTATTGTTTCGTCTTTTTTGGATTCCTTAGAATTTTCCATTGGTTTTTTTTCAGCCGATTTATATTCAATTTCCCCCTTAGCCGGAATTGATTGGCTTTGCATTTGTGATATAGGTTCGTCGGATGTAGATGTTGTTTTTTTAAACCCAGGCTTATTTAGAACAGGTGTTTCTTTTTTAACCTGTGAAGCTTTCATGTCAGAAGCCAATTTTTGCATTTCATTCGATAAAGATCCCATTGTTTGAATTTCATCTGGTGATACTTTTCCGCTTAAAGTTTGTTTGACACCCTGTTTGAAATTATCCACTTTTGAGCTTATTCCTTCCTTCAGTTTAGAACCAATGTCTTTACCTTTAGACTTCAGAGATTCTAAAAGTTTAGGCTTGGTTGGAGAAATAACAGAGGATTCTTTTTTTTCCTTTTCGTTTTTGCTTTCTCCCTCTTTTTTTCTTTTCCCTTTCTTAGAGGGTTCTTCAATCGGATCTGTTTTGGACAAAAGCTGTACTTTATCCTGGAGTGCCTCAGTAGAAGCAATCCTTTTTGCAACTTCTTCTTTTGTTATTTCTTTCCGATAATTTTTTATAAAATTATCGAGATCCTCCTGAAGATCTTCCGGGTATTTCGCATAGTAATCCGGGTCTCCATCTAAAAGACTTTTTCTTTTTTTCTCAATCGCGGATTTTGGGACTTCGACACCAAATGAATTCTTTACAGATTCTGCAAGTTTTGGCGTTCCTGTAACTATTTCAGAAGCTCCGGAGGTTTGGTTTAGTGATCGGGTTTCCAATGCTGCCTGACGTTCCTTGCTCTTTTTCATGCCTTCCAATTCCATTTGAAATATTCCTTCATCATTGGAAATGACTTTTTGATTTTTCTTAAGTTGAACTAGTTCCGGTCCTTTTTCACCGACGAGCGCTACCCCTTCTTTTTTCACATCTCCGCCCTCTGCAAATTTTGGAATTTTTGAGAATATAGACTTTGCAATTGACTCTAAAGTTTGGCCAGCTGGTTTTTCCGTGGTATTTTCTTTAGTTTCTTTCGTTTTGAACGAATTTTTAGCGATTCCGCTAAGGTCTCCAGTAATTTGTTTTGTAAGATTTTGGGTTAGACCTTTAGTGTTTTCTAATATCTCTTTGGCAAAAGATTGGGTTAGATTTTTGAAAAATTTCTCATTTTGAACTGACTGTGTTTCTTGAGGTGTGTCTGCTGGAGTTGGTTTTTTATCTTTCTCTCCTGTTATCTTTTTAAGTTGCTCTGTATTTTCGGCAGTTTTCTTGTTTTGCTCTCTGAGCTCTCGTACAAGTAAATCCATGTTGGTAGACAACATGGAAAGTTCTTTAAGTACTTGAGATTCTTGAGACATCCTTTATATATTCTAATTTAATTGGCCAGAAATTATTTCGAGAAATTAAAGACTTCTGATTGGCCTGACTCTTCCTGATTTTCTTTATTTTGTTTTTCTACCACCTTGTTGAGCTTATCTAGCCAAATTTGGTACTCGTAATATGGAATTTTTTCTATCCACTCAGGATCTAATTTGTGTTCGTTCCAAAGACGGAATTTCAAATCAAAGTAGTTCTCCAAAGATATCTGAAATAAGGAAAAGAGATCTGATCCCGTCGGGAAAGGAAATTGGTGCGGTGACCTCCTGAGCACCGCATTTAGAACAAGGTAAATTAACCTCCAATTTTGTTCCTATCTTCAACAAGTCTGTTACCTGAAATAAAATAGAAAATTCCTCCTTGGACCAGTTGTTTGACGTTTCTTCAAGCTCAGCCAATTTATTTTCATTCAAACTCCTCCAATCTTCGTATAGATGCGGAGCTATTTTAATAAAACTTTCATCAACATCCTTTCCTTGCCTAATTCTATTTCGAACATAAGTAGAAATTGCATCGATTACTCCAATAGATGGAACCGTCAATTTTACAGTTCGAGATAACTTTGTGATATTTAAAACGAATTTTCGCTCGGATTTAGAATAGTAGGACATTAATTTCTCATCAATGACGTATTTGGACAAAACCCCAGTTCTTAACTCAATACCATTTTGGAATGGACAATCCCCAGTTTGGCATGTAGTTTTAGGTTTGAGAATAATCATATTTTCACCTCTGACGAATGTCAAATCCCTTATGGTCATGATAATAAAAAACCGATCCTCCTGTTTGATTTCTTTGTAGGATACAACTCCATGCTGTGGAAACTTTATCACACAACATCTTTCTAAAATCAAATTTAATTTGGCATCTATGTCCAACATATCTGTTTCGTCGATGGTGGAAAAGTGTCTAATTTCTTTTACCTCTGCGGGTCGTATAGCAATTTGAACACCATCAGGGTAAAACAAGCCACCGGAAGGAAGAAGTGAAGGCGGTAAATTTTTCCACCCCAAGTCAGAGGGGCCAAAATCTTTTGGTTGAGAATTTTCAAAGCTTGTTGTAGGGGCAGGCTCGGATTTAATTTGTTGAGCCAGTCTTGTCTCTGATAAAACCGGTGTTTTTTCTTGTGCCTGTTGGAATAAAGCATTGGCTTCTTTCTCAGCCCTCACCTCTAAAGGATTTATTGGGTTTAGTACGGATATGTCATCATCAAAAGAAATCCCACCAAGTTTTTCTTTTTCTTGTAAAATTTTTTCGGGTGATAAATTTTTTGGGTCCATATAAATTAAATTAGGTCACATATAAATGTGTTCCTTATATATGTATGACAGAAAAAAAAGTAAAAATTATAGGAATTGATCCTGCCAGTAATCAGATTTCCACGTGGTATCAAGTATGTAAAGGGCATCCCCTGAATCATAACTCAATGCCATAGTTGTTAGTGGTTCAACCAAAAAACAATTGTTCAAAGTTAATCTTCTGAATACATCTCCTTGTTTGTTGAAAATTGAAACAACAATTTGACCAGTATAGTCTCTCTTTAATCCCATGGCACCGGTTAAAGGATTGTAAATCAAATCTGACCATTGTCTCATAATTTTAAATATGGTCATGGAATTGTTTTCGTTCAAATTCACCTCGAAAGCAATTGAAAATTGAACGTCTGAAGTGGAAGGTTCGCCGCCTGCATATCTTCTTTCTGCAAATTTATAATACTGAGTTACTGGAGCTGCAGGTTGGATGTCAACTGCCAGAGATCCAGTTACGCTTTTGACCTGTTGTGTCATAATAGATTCTCCATTGAACCTGACATTACCCAGAGTCACTCCTGCAGGAGGGGTAACCAGAACTTCGAATTGATTAAGGAAAACAGGCTCGAAATTATTTCGAGCTGCTAGAGAATTATTAAAATGAGGTAAACCTGCCATCTAGTTTTTTTAATTTTTAGGTGAAAAGATCATCCCAATAATCAACCGCCCATGTCATGGTGATTTCATACAGGGTAGTTCCGTTGATATAATCTAACTCCATCGGGTCAATAGCTTTCATAGGAAAACAGTCGCGACACGTAATTCTCCTGAAAACGTCTCCGTTTTTATTGAAAATAGAAATAATGATCGTGCCAGTATAATCCGTTTTAATTCCCATAGCTCCAGTCAATGGATTGTAAATTAAATCAGTCCATTGTCTAAGAGTTTTAAACGTGTACATAGAATTGTCGTCATTTAAATTCACAGTAAATTTCACGCTCAAATCCAAACTTGTTTTATCTGGCTTACCACCCGCATAGTTTCTTTTGGAAAACTTGTATTTCTGAAACACAAAAGATGGATTTTTATCAACGTCCATGCCGTTGACGTTTACGACCTGTTGTAACAAAATTTGACCACCCAGAACAGCTGCTGGGGGAATCACAGTTACCTCAAATTGGTTGAGATAAACTGGCTCGTATTTGTTGATCGAATACAATGAATTTTGGTAGTGTGGTAAACCGGCCATTAATTGTTTTTCTTTTTTTATTTATCTCATCTTTTGAAATTCACACAATATGTTATACAAAGTTGATGAAACCACCGGATGCAATTCCACCGGTTCGAGTTACTGTGATTCTGTTGATGAATTTCTGGATTCCTCGAGCTGGCTCAATAATCACATCAATAATACCCATGTTCATGTCGATAACAGAAGGAGGATTATTAGATGCATCCATGATTACCTGGTAAGCATAAATACCACCCCCGGCTCGAACCCCGTCCAAATAGGTATCAACCAAAGTTTTAATTTCAAGACGGATTGAATCCTCGTTGAAATCGAACAGATAGTTGGATAGAATTTCTTCAACGTCGTTCTCAAGACTAATTAACAAATCTCTGACGTGGAGTAAACCAAAGGCAGAACTAACAGTTTGATACGCTGTTTGATTACCGAAAATAACGACTCCGAAACCTCTTTTCTTTATGATCGGATTCAATCCGAAAGGTTCCAACCATCCACGATCTTCATCTGTAAAGTCATATTCTACTCCTACAATGTTACCTCCAGAGATCGTACCTCTTTTTTGACCTGCGATAATGTTGTAAGGTTCTCCATTTGCGAATTTTCTTACAAAATTGTTGGAGACATAAGCAGCTGGTGGAACATTTGTGTTTCTATTATTTTCTCTGATGGTTATATATGGTGTGAAATAACCAGCAAATGAAGCCCCTAGATCTTGGGTTGGAAGACTAAATGTATAAGAAGGGTTCAGAGATAGGTTTCCACCTTCAGCAATATATTGAGCTTCTAGTGGAGGAAATGGATCTACTGCTGTTGGAGCGTTAGTAAATCTTGGGTCTGTGCTAGCTCTAAACTGTGCCATAGAAGGAGCATTAATGAATGCCAAAGCCTTTTGCCTCATCATAGCCAACTTAGAAAGTTGGTACTTCGAATTCGGTTGAATTGTTCCACTGAAAGTATCTACGATATAACGGAAGGAAATAACGTCTTTGGTTGCCAAAGTTGCAGCCAGATTTGTATCATAAAGAACGTTCAAAATCTCATCAACTCTCGCATCAGTTCCATTAGGTCTTTGAGCATCCCTCATGGTGTAACCACTCAAATAAATGAAATCGAAAGATCTAGTAAATTGGGGTATTGACTTGAACTTCTGAACCTGTACTGGAGATCCAGAATAAAATAAGATGGGTCTAGCACAGACAACTCTAACAACTCCTGAAGTAGTGGTTTGTGCTACGGCGGTTACTTTAGTCAACCTCGATTGTCTGTTAGCTCCTACCGTTTCACACAATTCTAAGTCAGTAGAAACCAAATAGTCTCCAACTGAAATTATTTTATTGTTAATCTGATCCGGAACGAACGTAAAGCTTGTAGTATCTATTTTGGTTAATACATCTAGGAATTGATTGATAGATGCTACACTTGATACTATGTCGGTTTGAGAAGAACCAACAGTAAATCCAATATTATCTGAAGCATATACAGTTCCAAAATTGGGGTAATTAACAAGATTGTCTGGACTCTGTCTGGCAATATTATTGAAAGATCTAACATAAGAGACATTGAATTGATCTCTGTCAACTGTTGTTTGAGTATCTAGATAAAGGATGTTCGTTCCTGCTGCGTCTAGCCAAACAGTATCACCATCTTCGATCTGATCTGCTTGTGAACCTGTTGGGCCTCCTATTTCAGAGTACAAAATGTTTTGATACAATCTAGTTGAGATTTGTCCGGTTAAAGCGTTTGAAGCTGTACCTCCTGTGATAGAAGCAACATTTACGATGTCAAGATAATCAGATGCACCAAACTGTTGATAAAATTCAGAAACTATTCCAGAGGTTGTTCCCATTGTAAAGGAAGTAGGACTCACCTGAATTCCTTGAGAAGCATAAACTGGAGTATCCAGTGGATGTGTGAAAGTTATGGTTAAATTACCTGCAATTTCCCTGACACCTGTTATTTTAAGTTTGACCAAGTCCCCGGTTGTAAATTGATTAATAACATTTCCGGTAGCTCCTGCAGGAATTGTAACTGTGCCAAGAATAAACGGAGTGTATGAAGGAGTGGGGGTAACAAAATCTTTCAATCTTAATTTTTCTGCTGAGGTTAAAGAAGGTTCAGTTAAGATATCTGCAGAAGCTGCCGCTCCCGTTCCCCCACCCCCCGAGAAGGTTACAGTCGGAGCGGATGTATAGCCAGATCCACTAGCTGTTAAAGTAATGCTAGATACCTCGTTCCCTGATATGATCGCAATGGCAGCAGCCCCCGTTCCTACTCCCGAGAAAGAGATCGTTGGTGCACTTGTGTAACCAGTGCCGCCGTTAGTAATATAAACATTTACAACTGCACCACCAGTAACACCGGAATTGGTACGAAGATAATGAAGACCACCAAATGTTAAACTTGGGTCGTAAGGTTCTAGAGAGGATGCTGGTACTCCAGCAGTAGGTCCAGTTGGTCCACCTAGGTTAAATAATGTTCCAACGTTCAATGGAATGTAGGCAACACCTGCTGTTCCTCCAGTAACTCCTCCACCAGTTATTCCGATTGAATTTTGGGTGTAAAGATAATCTTGAATCAACTGTTGGTCATAACTCAAAAAATTCAAGGTAGGATCCTGAAGGTCTCTATCTCCAGTGAGTTCGTCAATCAAGAAGTTACCAACCAAATCTACTTTGAACCTATTTTGACAAAGGTACTCCAAACCCTCGGCATCAACGGCACAAAATAGTCCAGTAGAAGGGGTGTTGTTATTAACTAGTGTTTGGATGAATTGATTGTTACCATTAAGATCTACAAAATCAACAATCAGACATCCTGTTACCTGGGTAATAATGTTGACATTTTGTTGACTAAGAAAATTGTTGATTTGACTTTTTATAAAACCATTGGGTGTAAAAAAGGCAGACCATTCTGGATCTTCAGACAAGGCCTGATAATTTGTCCAATCCCCAGAGACAGCTATAACATCAATAAACCAATCGGAAATATAATCATAAGGATGTACGTAACTAGGTACATTGTTTGCTCCATACCAATCGATGGCAAAAATGTCATATCCTTGGAGGGGAGGAGTAGCATCCGTAGATTTTCTAACAATAACAGACATAGACTGTTGTCCAAGATTCACTAAATTGAAAATTCTACCTTGGTCTACAACCGACATAGTAGCAAGAAAATAATCAACGTCTGCAAACCAGAATCTTTCTTTGTTGTAAAAAGAGGAGTACAAACGAGAAGTTAAAACCCCATTAGGCTCATCAGTAGCAACTGAAAAACCGAAATAGTCTACTTTGTCTGCAGTTGATGAAGTTTCATCGTTATTTAATCTCAGCAAATTCAAAGCAAAAACCGGTCCCGTAGAAAGACAAGTTAAAATCGATCTCTGAAAAAAGCAACCTTGTGATTCTAGGTTTTTATCAATGTCCCCGAAGATTGCAATTGCCGTGGTGACATCTGGTATATAAACCGGAGCATTAAAGGGGCCTTTATTCGAAAACCCAACAACCAAACGAATTGTTTGTGAGGTTAGGATGATGTTTTCAGAAGCATTAAATTCCAACGTATAAACGCCAGAAGCTTTGAATTGTGATAAATCGAGTTTGATTTTCTTAGCCATTATCGTTTTGAAGATATTTTTTCCCTAGTATATATCAAAATGGATTACCACAAATGTGGATATTACTAGAGTTCTAAATTATATATCTCTAACGTGTTATGACATTAGCTTACTAAAAGAATTATAAAAGCTTCCTTCCTTTGTTTTCCCGTCGTTTTCTTTGTCGTCTAATTTAGATTCTATTAATTTTCTATACCCTTCATCCATTCGATCGTACAGGTCACCTATTAGGTCATAAAAAGCAGTTGTTTCAAAAAGAGAAGATAAACTAACTAATGTCATGGCAACATCGTCGTGTCCAGATTGTGAAGAATAGGTTCCGCTGCTGTTTAAGCCAAAAGAAAAAAGTTCAGGAATAGTCCATGCTTTTTCGTTCACAATAACCCGGTTTTGTCTAAATAAAGATCTTAACATTTCACAATATTTCATTTTGTTCTTCTCGTTGTACTTGATGCCAGGTTTTGCAGTTCTTGCAGACTCTGTATGTTTGGTGTGTAAAAACATATCCAAAGAAATCTCGTCGTTTGAAATCAATTTGTCCAATAGAAGTTCTCCCCTGAAATTCATCTCTAAAATGATAGTTAATCTTTCTTTGTTGAATATATTTAAAATTAAAGCCTCCAACATTTTTTTGATGTCCTCGATTTGAATTCCATTATCTCTAAAAACTCCAACCTGAAGTAAACCAAAAAAGTCCGCTTCGTCCTTATAGTCATCGATAGTTTCGATTAATTTTTTGGGTAAAGGAACAACTCTAAAAATATTTATGACCGTAAAATCGCCTCTTCCACCCCCAGCAAGATCCACAGAAAAAACAAAATTTTTATCCTCTAAAGATGCTGAATCTAAAGAAAATTTTGGGTGCCATCTGAAATTCTCGTAAACAACACCCAAATCGCTCAAAACATCTATCTCCCTCCACACATATTCAGATTCGTTTGATTTGATTTTTTTTAGCTCATTTGATCCTAACAACAAAGAGGTTGAACTGAGAAATTGATTGCCGTATTCCTGATTGAAAAGTTCCTCACTACCTAGGTTGGCAATTTCTTGTCTTTTCCATTCTTCATCCCTGCCCGGAACCTGCCACCAGTCCACCCGAACAGGATTGAACGAATTTTCCCCAGTGAGAGCGCCTTGATAAATCTCATAAAATTTATTCATGCCGTTAGGTGTAGAAGTGATAATAATTCTTGACACCTTTGAAGATGAAACTGTAGGATAGGAAGAACGAAAGAAAGACTCGATAAAATTGGGATGAATATGAGCAAACTCATCCATGTACAAAAAGTGAATTGTAAAACCAATTGCCGTTGTTTTCGTGGTGGTCTTAGCTATCGCCCTACACCCATTATCGAATTTCATGGACATAACGTTATTAACAATCATCCCCGGCTTTAAGAACCAGGGCAAACCTTTCACGATTGCTTTGATTTTATCCATCAATTCTTCCGCAGTGGATCCAACGTTAGCCAAAATCATCGCATTTTTATCGTGATTGAAAAGTAGATACCACACTAAAATGATAGAAGATGTGATGGATTTACCCACTTGACGCGGTGCAAGAAAAACATTGAATCTATTATTCTGATATTCCCTCAATACAGATTCTTGATAATCTCTTAATTGAATGTATTGAAGCCCCTCATCGGTCATTACCTGACAGTACTTTGCAAAGTGTACCACGTCCAAGGCACATTTTTGCATTTCTTGCAATTCCTCTGGTGTATATTCCCAAAGCAAATTAGACCTTTTTAGAGATGGATCCCCGTCATGAAAAGGGTTTTCGACTGATTTGTAATCCAAACCTTCCTCCTCAACCTTCCTCATAAGGTCATCAACCCTTTTTGTGGACCAATAATTGGAATCTAAATAATTATCTTCTTGTTTGCTCATAGGAATAAATCGTCGTCTATTTCAAAAGTACCTTCGCTCTCGATACTTATGTTTTTGGAAGCATCTTGACTTGCTTTTTGTCTGGCATTAACAACCGCATTTTCATTCACTTCCTCGACTTTTACGTCTTGGATTTCAGCTCCCAAAATGTCCCTCAGTCCTTCCATTAAACTTTTGGTTCCTCTCACCTTAAGTGCGGAGTTCGTTCCTTGGCTAGAAGGCGAAGAGCTTGGTGAAAAAGAGGTATCAGATTCTTGATTTTGCTTCATGGGAACAGATCCAGAAGAAGCCTTCATCTCCAATTCTTTTCTCAAGTTTTTGTAACTGGCTTCAGTTTTTTCTAGATATGTCTGATGATCCTTTGACATTTGCATAATCTGGGCTTGCAATTGTGCAAGAACCTCAAACATTCGAGCAGAAGCACTTCCCAAATCAATTTCTTCTACGAGCTTGGTTATGGCGTGCTGTGCAGTTTTTATCTGGAGCATCATAGATCCAACGTTCATTGCATCTATTTTCTTCTTATATTCAAGAAATTCGGATTCATCGATTAAATTTTGGTCCACGTAGAATTTGGCCAAAGATTCTAAAAGATCTCTGGAATCTGTACCGGTAGACTGAATTTGAGCCTGAAAATCCATGATCTCCGTTGTTTTCATTCTCGGAAGATTGTCAGTGGTTAAAGATTCAATCTCCAAATTTTCTTCCATCAGGATGGAATCTAAATTTGCCTTGATTCTCTCCTGGACAACCTTCTCTGGTTTTGGTTTACGTCTTGGCATAAAAATGGTTTTTAACCCTTTCTAGGGATTTTAGGAATTGCCAAAGTTGGTTTGGCATTGTCGATAATATGGGCGAGCTGAGCATCCCTTACAACGTTCTGATTCAGGACAATCGATTGTTTGTTAATGTCTATCATCGATTTGAAAATTCTGATGTTGGAAAGCAAAACTGGCGAAGTATATATCCTATAAGCATTGTTGTCTGTTCCATACAAGGGGTTGGCTGGATCTGTAACAATATCTTTGGGCAAATCGAAAGTATATTCCTGTGACAAAGTTCTAAAATCTTGATGGACCGGAACAAGATTCGAGGATTGTTCTTGTGGGTTATTAACATCATAACTCATCTTCCACATATTGACTCCCAGCTGACGATATTTATTCGAAATATTTACCACCAGGGCATACCATTCACCAATCTCAGGAACAAACTGAAGTTTGGAATTAAAGACAAAATTATTAATATTGATTTGTATGCTTCCTTCTTGTAGAAAGTTGGTGTTGTTGGGCTCTTGAGATCCTGAATAGATAAGATCTACTCTGAGTCCTTGTGGTCCTTCGTTAGGGTCCAGATAATCCCCGGCAATTAGATTTCTAGCCTGTGCTTTTTGCATTTTAAGTGCCGGAGGATCTAAAGAAAACGGCTTGTTGGGATTAACAACAGAAAATTTAAATTCATCAATCACAGAAGCCACTTGAAATCCTCCAGAGTGGTTTAAATCAGATTTGACTGCTACATATCCATCTGGATTTCCTTCGTAACCAAGCCACGGGGAAAGACCATGTTTATAGGGGGTGGTGTTGTAGACAATTCTGGTGGGAGTTACCGTCTCCTGTGCCATGGGGATGGGGGGATAAGGTTTTTTGGTCAGCGAATTTTCATTAACATAATTTTTGATAGAAAACCAACACGTGAAAGCTATTTCTCCATCTACCTCGAGCTTAGGTGTGGTAAGATATCTAACACCGTTCCGATATTTGTTTGGCTCGTATACAAATTCTGGATTGGATTGGAAAGCATCATATAAATCGTAGTAATTGTTGAACACAATTGTCCAGTTGTTATTTAAATCATAATTTACAATCGGTAGTTTTTCGTACACGTACGATCGGGTGGGATCGGTACCGCGATCGTTCGTGGTCGTGACGTACTGTTGTGGTTTGGTAATAAGTTCCTCTTGTGCCTCTGTTTCAGCTCCAAATAATTTCTGGGAATTCAAAGCAATCCCATCCAATTCTTCTTTGTAGGCTGGATCCCTAAAGTAAGTGTTAGATTTTGGATTGTATTTTTTCAATTCTATTTTAAAATAAATTGGTGAATACATGAAATCACGAAAAAGATAGGTGGAATTTATTTCATAAATTCTGTTGGTTAAAGGAAAATAAAGAATATCTCTTTTACGTGGCTGTGATCCTCGACCAAATAAACTTTCGAAGTACACCTTGTCGATGTGAATCTCGAATGGCTCTTCGAAAGATATCCCAAACGGATCATAGTTGGGTTTGTTGTCCGGAAATTGGTTTTGAGGTACCATCACCTTAACGCATCTTTCCTCTACCACATCATACAAAGTCCACTCTTTGAGAACAACGTCCTTTGATCTGGATTGAGGTTGTACAGAATAATAATTGGTTTCAAAACCAAACATTTTATTAACAATTAAACTCAAATCTTTGTAAAGGTTAATTGCCTTGTTTATATTGTAAGGGTTGAAAGTAAATGGTCCACATTCGTTGAAAACTACAGGCCGATTGGATTGTTCAGGGGAACATTGTGGAACTGGATTACGTATGACTAAATTATCTGGTCCTGTAGCCACGTCGGTATTATATGTCAAAGAAAGATCAAATGAAACTATGACAACATTTGGATTTATAGGTTCTTCCGATTCCCATGCTATTGAGCCATCTTGGTTGATAATAACAGATGTAAATCTGAACTCTGGATAAAATGGTTTATTCGGATCGAGAGGTATTGAAAAAATTTGAGCTTTTTCTCCAGATGAATTAGAATTTTGAATTCCTGTCGTGGCGAAGCCAACATTAGTCCATAGAGACCAGGTTTCTCCATCCACCGAATATCTAAAATCAACAGCGATTCCGTTTGTAATCGAAGCACTAGAAACAGTATTCAGATCTACTGGATAACCCTCCAGGGCAAAGGCTGCATCTATAGTCCATCCATCGAAAGAACTCGCATATCTAAAAGGTTGATCGTAAGTTAGAACTCTATAATTTCCAATGTATGTAAAATTTAGAGCAGAGTCTAACTGAGTTAATCTTTCTATCAACCACTCCTGTGATTCACAAGGAGCGTAATAATAAGTTCCATTGGAAGCTAAAACAGTGTGATATCCGTTACATCCTATCTGAATTCCTCGGGCTAAAGCAGCTCCAGTTGTTCCATATAAATTATCAGTAGATGTTTCTTGTACCTTTTCGGTGTTCGATAAATTGTCCTGGTACTGATATCTGGGATCGGTCAGATCCCTTTGATTACCATTCCCGTTATACACAGGAAGTCCTGTAAAAATTGCTTTATTGGGGGGAATGGCTGACATGATGAGATATAAACAAAAAAATTGCTTTTGTGTATATATCCACCACGGGAAGCAGAGTCAACAGATTCTACAAACCTTGCTCTTGTATAAGTAAATTAATTTGTTCAATCACAAGTTGTGGACTCAGCTTTGTGGTACACTCAAACATTCTTTCTGTATTTTTCAATCTAGGACACCAGTTCCAATCTCCACGATCAAACTTATATTTTACGTCGTTGAAACACCCGTGACACACATTTCTATTGATAACCCTATAATTCATTCTCGAAAATTCACAGGATGGATCGGAAAACCCAGAAATCATAACCACTGGTTTTTGCAAAAACCACGCTAGCCAGGAAAGTCCAGAACCAATGCCGATAAAAAAATCTGCTTGATAGATATCGGCCATTCTTTGTAAAATATCTCGGTCCCCGGTTTTATCTACCACACTCTCTAAAGTGTTGTTTTGTTTGTGAATGACCCGAACTTCATAACCAAGTATTCGAAGGTAATCCACTATTGTCTGCCATCCCTTTTCGTAGTGCCAGTGTTTGGCATTGGCTGTAGACTCTGTAGCCAAACAAACATATTTTCCGGATTCTCTTGGAGGCAAGCTATACAACCAATTAGGAAGTTGTGGAGGAAGTAAATCAGTTTTAACATCTATCCCCAGGATATCTCCTGCCACCTGTTGTAAAGAAATAGATCTAGGATCTCTGCGATGACAATTTCTATCTTCCTCTTCGTACCAGCCAACACCAAAAACTGCCTTAGCGGAATGATCCCTGTATCCGGGTGGGAAAAATTTAAGTTGTGGAAAAAATTGCGTTAGTAAAGAATTCCAAAAGGTAGTAACAATAACATCTGCCTGATATTTATTCCGTAAAGCCTCTACCACCGGAACCCAGGCCAAAGTATCTCCTAATGAAGAGGAATCAATAGAAACCAAAATTTTCTGTTTGTGAAGAGAAGACTCAAAGTCAAAACTCCAGATTTCTTTGGTTCCTTCGTAAACCTCTACTCGCCATGGGGTAAACCATCTTCTGAAAACCGACGTAAATAATCCAGGACTGGTTTCTGTCTCGAAAACATAATGATTGGTGTTTAGATCTTTGTATTTTATGGTTCTTTTAGTTTTTGGATTATTTCCAACCATATCAACTTTGGGGCCATAATCAAAACTAAATTTGAAATCAAAAGTGTCTTTGACCCTACACCTAAGGTCTTTTACCACATTTTTATAAACATCTATACCTTTATTTTTCATGAATTAAAACCTAAAATTTCTTGAATGAGACGAGTGTTGTAAGCTTTTCCTGATTTTTCAACATCTGAGGAAAAATAATGAACTAGAGGATTGTTATCATAATCATCCATATACGAAGGCAATCTTCTCATCATGATAGGGAGTTTCCATGATAAAGATTCTTTTATTACAATGGGATTCAACTCCCAGACTGAATTGAAAACAAACAAATCAGCAGCTTGAAAAAATAAATCAGTATCGGATCTTTCCCCCCAAACTCTACAATTTTCTGGCACATTTTGAAGGATTGGCTCCCAGTATTCCTGAAAGTTACAGGCGAGATTTCCCACGAAATGAAACTCTATCGGAAGATGTGTCATCTCTCTGGCGAATTCAATTAATTCTCCTTGGTTTTTTCCTTGTGTGAAAAGACCAACGTTGATAACATGTTTTTTGTCAGGGTCTAAACCCAATAAATTTATAGCTTTTTCTTTCCCAATACTTTCGAAATTTTCAATTGGATATTCCAACAAGTCCAAATTAAAACCAGAATTTTCGAAAACTTTTAACATCCATTTGTTGACCATCACGATTTTATCTGGACACCAAAATTTATCAGATGGTTTGTTGTTTGAAGAATGGCAGGTCTCAAAGATAAACCAGGGTCTATTTGGAACATAAATTTTCTCACACATCTCGTTACCAAGGAAAAATTCCACAAAATCTTGAAAATGAATAACGTCAGGACACACCCGATGAATAATTTCTAGGAATTCACTCTTGTCTTCCGAGTCCAATCTGAAGTAATTTTCTCCCAAAAGGTTTTGAATTCTTTCTCTCTGAACTGTGAATTGATCGGAAAGATTGTTATATTCAACACAGAATATTTCGGAAAAAGGCAACAGGCACTCAATACATTTATAAAGGTACTGAGGCATCCCTCCGGTGGAGAGATGAGGAGCAACGAAAAGGATCCTGGGTTTGTTACCTGAAATTTCTGAAATAGATTGTTCTACGTCGTATAAAGTTTGAGTTAAATTGTATTTTAATTTTCTAAGAGAAAAGGAAGGATCTAACATTTAATTTTTAATTAGAATTCTGTTATTATGAATTAATAAATAAACATTTTTATTGTTTCAAACTTTTTAGTTTTTACTCCAATTCTATGTTATTTTCATTTTCAGCTATATGCAAATTGTAATTATCAAGATTAATTCTATAAATTGTAAAATTGTCTCTTGGATATATTTCAACAATAGTACCATACAAAGGAACGTCACCTAATGTTTTTACTCTATCCCCTATTTCAAATTTGTATGTGATCATTGTTTTATGCTATATTGAATTGTGTTTTCAGAATATTATAGTTTGATAATACTTCGGCGTCAGTCAGAGTTCTATCGTAAATGTGTATTGAATACAAATTACTTTCACCAATATAACCATCAAAACAAGAACCGGGGCCTCTACCCGTCATTAAATTACTATTAGCACCACTTGGTGTCGGATTAACAACCAAACCATTCTTTGTTGGTGATTGTAGAACACCATTGATATATGCTTTGGCATTATTTGTACCCGATTTACAACTTGCAACAATATAAAGGTCTTGATTAATCCAGTTTGCTGATGATAATGTAAAACCAACACCACCACCAACACCATCAAAAAAATCAAGAGCAATATTTGGTGCAACGTTTACATTATTTGAAGTATTATACATATAAAAACTAAACTTCCTGTTCGCACCCGAACAAAAATCCAAATTAATAAGTGCTGACCATCTGAAACCAGTGTTTCCGTGTGGAATACTTATTTGTCTTAAGAATACACAAACTGTTATTTCACTCGCACTACGTACTAAAGAAGCTCCAAGACCCCAATCGATGTATGGCGAAGATGATATGGCGTTATTAAATTGTAATGATTTTGTTGATCCACCAACATAAGAAACATTTTCAGAGTTAATTATTGTTCCTGTATACCCATTTGGTGATAAATCAAATACACTTGTTCCTGTTCCTGGATAACTTGAACTATTGGACATATTGGTATAAAGAACCAAACCTGTTTGATTTATATCTTGGCTTGGAATTGTTGGTGTATTTGTTGGTGTTGGGGTTGGGGTTGAAGTTGACGTAACAGTAGGTGTAGGGGTTAAAGTTGGAGTCATGCTTGGTGTTGGTGTATTCGAGGGTGCAATTGACCCTTCAAATGATGTCCAGTAACCATTATTGTTCAACCAAATTTTGGCCTGTGCTCCTTGATTGGGTGCCCAAGAATCCGCTCCTGCAGCTAAGGTGTTTGCCAAATCAACGAAAGAAGACTCTGTTAATTCAGAGGATCTGAAAAAGCCAACAGAGGCAAATACTCCTTCTATCGGAGTTGGTTGACTGTTGTCTGGAACAGATTGTGCAACTACATAACCCAGCTGCTCGTCAGGACCATTCCACCAAGCAAGTCCAGTAGAAGAGAACCCTTCTGTAGGAAATCCAATAGCCAGATTGCCAATCTGTTCGGTACCTGCTATAGGAGATCCTGTGTTATATGCAAACGGTCTGGAAATTGACATTATTTTATATATCCACCAATCAAGATCTAATTGTCATTTGCAATTTAAGAAACTGTATAAACTCCAGAATTAAAATCTAACTTTCCTTCACCATATTTTGCGACAATTTCATCCACGAGCTGTTTTTCGTTTTCGTTTAATTGTAGTGTTTCTTGGTAAAGGTTTTGAATTTGTTCACCGACCGTGGTTACCTCTCTTTCAAGAAAGAATTTTTGGGCATTGAGTTGACCTATCTGCTGAATGTTATTTCGAGCTGCCTCCCTTAAATTTTGAATCCTATCCAATTCTTCAGGGGTAAGTTTAATTTGATTTTCCATTTTTATTTTTTTGTACTCCTGTTTCATCAAAATATTCCAATCCTATCCTTTGGAATTTTTTATAATTTTCCTGTACAATCTGAAATTCAAGAATGAAACCTAAAATTTTAAGTTTGGTCCCAGATAGGCTTGAAAAACCTATGGGAGGACTAGGAATTCAATACACACATATACATCCTTATTTACAAGAGAATTTTGAGGTATTCACTGTTTGTTATCCACACCTTACCCCACAATTTTCATTTCCTAATACTAAACAAATTTACCCGTCATTTTTACCAGACCCAAAAGAACCAGGAAATCCTCTAATTTATAATCTGGCACACCAAATTAATTATTTCACAGCTTCTTTAAAATTTCAACGACCTGATTTGATTCACGCCTACGATTGGCCATGCTACTTGGTAGCTAACCATCTGGCCATTTATTATGGGGTTCCTTTGGTGATGTCTTTGAGCTTAAGTATAAGAGGTCAAATCCAAAAAAATTTAAAAATTGTTTTTGATGACAAAAATTTCGATGGATTAACCACACAAAAAACTTTGGAGGGTTTGGAAACGGGGATGTTAAATTGTGCAGATATTATTGTTGGTGTCGGAAGTTTTTACAAAGACGTATATCCAGAATTTCGTTCGAAAATCAGAATTATTCCAAATGGAATCAATTTAGATTCTTGGATACCTAAGAGCCAAGTTTCAATACCTTTGGACAATGGTATAAATGTTCTATACATCGGAAGATTTGCCAAAATGAAAGGGTTTGATCATTTGATGAATGCAAATATTCCGGATGGGATTAATTTAATTGTGGCTGGATCATCTGAGGGAGGAGATTTAGAATGTGTAAATCTGCTTCAAGCTAAATTAGATTCGAAAAAAAAGAATTTATTTTTCTGTGGTCCTTTATATGGACAGAAAAAAATTGAACTCATGCACTCTGTAGAAGCAGTAATCATGCCCAGCGTTCATGAACCATTTGGCATTGTAGCTTTAGAAGCTTTTGCTTCCGGTGCCATATTGATTTCATCTCGTTTAGATGGTTTGGGTGATTTTGTAAACGAAAGAAATTCAATGTTGGTAGAACCAACTCCAGAAGGAATTGAAAAATCCCTTGAAAATTTATTGAAATTGAAAGAAGAAGAAAAGTTGAAATTAAAAATAGAAGGTAGAAAAACCTGTGAGATCTTTACATGGAAAAATGCTGGAGAAAAAATGACAGAAGTCTACAATGAACTTCTAAAATCTCGTTAATTTATAGGAGTTAAAATACCAGTTTCTAGGTCTAAACTGACGTTCCCATATTTATATTCCATGAGAGACATAAAATTTTTTTCTTCCTCTTTAAATTTCAAAAATTTTCTTTCAGTCTCTTTTTTCCTTTCTTGGAGATTAATTTCTTCCATCTTAAGAGAACCGAATTCAACCAAGAACATATCACCAGATTTCCTGAATTCCTGAATTTTCTTTAATTCTTCTGGCTGTATCATATCTGAATATTCTTCTTTTCCTGTTTCTTCTATATTATTCATGTGCGAGAAAATGTTGCTTGTGAATTAATCGAATTTGCGGATTGTAGTTCTGGAATAACAAAAGTTTCTATTGCCTGAATGAGGCTGTTATAAGAATCCGAAATTGAAATATCATAATTCAACTTGCTGCGATCTACGTTTGAAAAAACTACAGTATCTCTGTGAATTCCATCTTCAGAGACAACATGAAGATCAACGTGCAAATTTCCTTGGAAAGACAAATGGGCTACGATCTTCAAAAGAGGAGACTCGTGGATTAATTGCGAGGTTGGATTTTTGAATAAACCTGTAATCTGAATGGCCATAGATTTCTATTAATTTTTATATATATCTTTGGAAATTAACCCATAAATAAATTATTTTTTTAATCTTGATAAATAATCCAAAAAATTTCCTTCGTAGATTTTAACACCGATGTGTTTACAGCACATAGAAGGATTTAACCAAATTTTAAAACCTAGATCTGTTAATTTTTTACACATCATTCTATCTTCACTCATCAAGTTTCCTTCAACAATACCAATATCAAAAACCATTCGATTTTGGGCTCCTTCGTTCCAATAGATTGAACTTTTCTCCCATAAAGTTAGTAGGGCCTTTCTTGACAGTTTCAAGAAACCAGTACCAATTCCTTCAACCTGCATCAATCCATGTTCATTGACTGATAAATTATTGGCGGATATAGGATAAATCTCCTTTGAATCTGTTTTTTTTGGATATGTTCCGCCAATAACATCAAGTGGGCTCTCTGCCAATTCAACAACCCATCGGGGGTTAAATTCCAAATCATGATCTATGAAAATTATACTTTCTACCTGATGTTGAACCGCTAATTTAACAAGGTCGTTTCTGGCTCTTTGTACCAATGCATCATAGGAAAGAAAAATTGGGATTAAATCAATTTTTTTTAAAGATGCCTCTTTAATTGCTGAGAATAATGAAACTGCAAATTGGGCGGTAACCTTTCCATCATAGCACGGAGTTCCAATCATAATTTTTTTTTGAGACATTTAAATAGGTTAATTCCTCTAATCTTTAGGGAGAGATTTCTCTAAAGTTTCAATTCTAGAGGTCAGCTCTTGAATAGCATTAACTAAATGCCAAGTTACTCTGCTCGAATTGACAGATAAAACACCATCGGATGTTTCTGAAACTGCTTCTGGAATAATTAATTGAAACTCCTGTGCTATTACACCAATCTGAATTCCTGGTTTTTTAATGGCTCTGTTTTTTGGAATTTCGATAATTTCATCCTCTTTTCTATATTCGAAATTACGAACTCTTATGGAGTTAATAATTGACAAACCTTGTGAATTGTCAATAATATTTTTTTTCAATCTTATATCGGAGTTTACTTGCCAACTTGGATCATTTTGTCCATTATAAGCTCCGTTAGTACCACCAATAAAAGCGGTATCATCTGCTATACCTCCTGCAAGATCACCAATTACAATTTGATTTACCGCATTTGTTGCACTTCCTTCTGCACCTCGACCGATGATAACGTTTCCTGTTCCATTTATTAGCTGAGATCCTGCTTGATAACCAGCAGCAACATTTCTAGCTCCAACTGTCACATTTTTTAATGATTCAGATCCAACCGCCGTGTTTTGATTTCCGGTTGTGTTTGAACTTAAAGAAGCAGAACCAGCAGCAAGATTATTATCACCAGTTGTGTTTGAGTCTAGTGCTTGTGAACCTACTGCTACGTTATTATCAGCAGTGCTGAGCAACAAAGCATTGTGTCCTATTGCAACGTTGTTACTATTCACAACATTTGCTCCCAAAGCATCGTTTCCTATCGCAACATTTTGAATTCCTGTTGTGTTATCATCCAAGGCCTGATATCCAACCGCTACGTTGTTGGCACCAGTGGTGTTGACACCCAATGCGTTAAATCCCACGGCTAGGTTAGGTGTTCCAGTTGTATTGGAATCTAAGGCTCTAGAACCAACAGCTACGTTGTTGTCAGCCGTGTTGAGCAGCAAGGCATTATGTCCTACAGCCACGTTGTTGCTGTTGGTAGCGTTTGC